GGTGATCGCGCGGGACCGATCATCTTGCGCGAGTGAACTTGCTATTGTAGTACAAACCCTATGTCACTATCCACAGACTACCTACTCCTCAACATTGGTCACTCAACCCTGAAGTGGCACTTGAGCCGCATCAAAAGCGGATCATTCACCATCGACCAAGTCGCTGTCTTCTACTGTCCCGATCCCAAGAAATCGATTTACAAAACCGTTACCCGAGGTCTTGAGGAGCTTGTCAAAATGAAGCCCGAGAACCTCCCGATCCAATTGCGATGACTCAAACCGAGTACGTTAAGCATTCCGGTTTGACCAAAGGAAGAGTCTCGCAACTCACCGCAGCAGGGATGCCGTTAACCTCCCCAGAAGAAGCAGACGCTTGGAGAGGATCGCGCAAAGGGATCGGTGGCAGACCATCAACCCTGCAACGCATGGCTGCTATCCATCAACAGGAAGCCACCTTCAATGAAGCCGCGCAATCGATCACTGAAGGACCGTACAGACCTCCTGAAGCCGCAACTGCGGTCAACGCATCACTCGTAACTCTGGACACGCCAGCGGGAGCCTACGAGCGGCAGAAACAGATTGAGAGAGCGTCGTATGGTTTGGCGGTCCAAGCCCTACGCAATAAGACGATGGACGCTGGCCGTATGGTCACGGTTCACGCATCTGCCGCAAAGAATCTGATCAACGCTCGGCAAGATGTAATCGCGTTGGCCGAGAAGGAGCGAACGATGGTCTCTGGATCTTGGGTCAAGAAGGTGATGCAAGATCACGACGGAGCGGTCGCTCAACTATTGAAGTCGATGCCCAAGCAACTTGCTGGCCGCATTGCTCCCCACGACCCAGAACACGCCGAGCGCGAGCTAGAGCGATGGGTCCAAGAAGTATGTCTCAAAACTCTGCACCTAACCGATCCTTGGAAATGAACCAAATTGAACTACTGCTGGTCTCTAGTCTTATCCCGTACGCTCGCAACTCCAGAACGCACTCCGACGAGCAAGTAACCCAAATCGCAGCCTCAATTCGTGAGTTTGGATTTACCAATCCAGTTCTCATAGATTCCAGCGGAACCATTATTGCCGGTCACGGTCGAGTGATGGCTGCCAAGAAAGTTGGACTAACGGAAGTCCCGTGTCTCCGTCTCCAACACTTAAGCCCATCACAGATTAGGGCTTATGTGATCGCTGACAACAAGCTGGCTCTTAACGCTGGATGGGATGATGAGATGCTGAAAGCCGAGTTGCTCACTCTGCAAGAGGAAGGATTCAACACCGATCTGACCGGATTCTCAGATGACGAGCTTAACGCTCTCTTAAACTCGGAAATCATCGAGGGACAAACCGATCCAGATGAAATCCCAGAACCTCCCGTTGAGCCAATAACTAAGCTCGGAGACATTTGGGTTCTAGGGAATCACCGGCTGATGTGCGGGGATTCTACGAGCATCGACGCTGTGCAGAAGATGATGAATGGATCTAAGGCTGATATGGTTTTCACTGATCCACCTTATGGAGTCGAATACCAATCCAATATGAGAACAAAGTCTGACAAGTTTTCTGTTCTTAAAAACGACGACAAGTTTTTGGACATAAGTCCAATAATTCACTCATTATCTGAAGGGTGGGTTTTTGTGTGGACAAGCTGGAAGGTGATAACAAATTGGATTCAGATGTTTGAGGGATTTGGCTATCCGACAAACATTGTTGTCTGGCACAAACCCGGCGGAGGGATTGGAGATTTAAGTAAAACATTTAGCAGCGATTATGAGGTAGCTCTTGTTTGGCATAGAGGCGCGGAACTGTGCGGAAAACGAGTAGGATCAGTCTGGAAAATTAACAAAGACGGAGCCTCAACATACGTTCATCCAACTCAAAAGCCCGTTGCTCTTGCAGTTGAGGCAATCGACAAAACAACAGTCAACGGGAACATTGTTATGGATCTGTTTGGTGGATCAGGAAGCACTCTAATCGCTTGCGAGAAAACCAACCGCAAAGCCCGCCTGATGGAACTTGACCCAAAGTACTGCGACGTAATCGTCAAGCGTTGGGAAGCCTTCACCGGCAAAAAAGCGGTTCTGGAAAAGGTTTAATGGAAATCTTAAACTGCCAGAAGCCAGCCGGTATCGAAGCACTTCGCCAGAACAGAATCGCGATCAAAGCTATTGAGCGGCAGACCGGCTTAGAGTTCCTGTCGATATCAGACCAAGAGCCTTCCCGCATTGATGGATTCATCTTCGATCCGGCTAAAGGGATCATCACCGGAATCTATGAGGTCAAAACTCGCAGTTATGGCCTCCACAAGCTACAGACCACATTCGGGAATGAATGGATGATCTCTTGGTCTAAGATCCAAGCGGCTCTGGAAGTTACTAGACGCACAAAGCTTCCGTTTTACGGAGTGCTGCATCTGCTGGACGACAACATTGTTATGATGGTTGAGATCTTCAACCGCAATGCGTCTTGGGCTGCAAACCATAAGGTTGAGGATCGTCTGGTTAACGGAATAAAAGATCGAATGGCGTTAATCAATATGACGACCGCTATGCAATATAAGATGAACCAACTATTCTGATGACAGACCTAGAGCTTGAAATCCTAGAGTTCCGACGACAGTTATGGCGACCGACTCCACGGCAGTCTGTGGTTGAGTGGGCCGAGAGCAATCTGACTCTAAGCCAACGACAGACCGAGCATCCCGGTCCATTCTCCACGGCGGTCAGACCATATTGCAGGGAGCCGCTTGAGAGTTGGAAGGATCCAGCGGTCTCCGAGGTTACTCTGTGTTGGGGAAGTCAAACCAGCAAAACAACGACGCTAATGGCTGGTCTCGCTTGGTCCATTGACGTAGAGCCGTCTCCTGCGTTGTGGCTTATGCCGTCTGAGAATCTGGCTCGCAGCTTCAGCAAATCTCGCTGGCTCCCTATGCTGGAAGACTCACCGGCAATGATCGCGCGGTTTCCTACGGATAAAGACCAGATCACCAATCTTGAGCAGCAATTCGACCGCTGCACTTTGACTTTTGTGGGGAGCAACTCACCGGCAAATCTAGCTTCCCGTCCCGTCAGAATCCTAGTTGCAGATGAGGTGGATAAATTCGCTGATGCTACGGCTAAAGAAGCTGACGCTCTGGATCTTGCCGAGCAGAGACTCAAAGCGTTCTCCAGTTCAAAAGCGTTCTTTACTAGCACTCCCACAACCTCGGAGGGGAGAATCTGGCAGCGGTATCTACGAGGGGACCAGCGGAGGTATTATATCCCGTGTCCGTATTGCAGAGAACATATCAAGCTTGAGTGGCGACAGGTAACTTGGGAAAACGAGAAGCTTGAGGATGGCAGACCCGACTGGCAGCGCATCCGTACCACCGCCCATTACGTCTGCCAACTCTGTCAGGGGAAGATATCTGACAGCCAGAAAGTCGCAGGGTTACGTCACGGCAAGTGGATCTCCGAAAATAAAGCCAGCCTCCCAAGCGTAAGGTCTTACCACCTCTCCTCTCTTTACTCCCCAGATCGCAAATGCACTTGGGGAAATCTTGCCGTTGCGTTCTTGGAGGCAAAAAGCTCGATGATGGGATTGCAGGGATTCATCAACGGTATGTTAGCGGAACCGTGGGAGAATCAGGAGACTCAACAAGACCGAGTCGAGATCGTATCTGATGCTGGAATCCCTGAAGCTAGACGCTACCTGACCGCTGACGTACAAGCTGCGGCTCCTTTTTTGTGGTGGGTCTGCCGAGAATGGAGCAAAGGCAACTCCCGACTTGTTGGAGCGGGTCACGCTGACGACTTTGCCGCACTCCGTAGGATACAACTCCAGTACAACGTCCACGACATGGATGTTGGCGTTGATTCTGGCTATAACACTCAAGCGGTCTACGATGCTTGCGCTGAGTTCTCGCAGAGTAGCGCAAGCCCGATAAACTATCCCTGCGGTCTGCGGTATCCGCCCGAGGGAGGTTTGCGAAAGCCAATGTTAATCGGCTGGTTGCCGATGAAAGGACGCGAGACCGGAGCCAGATTTACGTCTAAGACCGGCTCCATCCATCCATTTGGAATTACAACGTCAACCTCGATGCGGACTGACGCTGTACAACCGTTGTTGGTTTTCGATACCGAGCATATGCGTGAGGTACTCCAGCGGCTCCGTAAAGGGACCGAGACTCATCAATGGAGTGTTTGTAGTCTCCCTGCTCCGCTTGACGCTGAAGGGGCTTTTGCGAGCGATTCTGATACATACTGGAAGCATCTGGACAGTCACATTTTGCGACCAACAGCGAACCGATCCGGCAGAATCAAACACTTGTGGTACAAACGAAACACTCGTTGGCCGGACCATTTGCATGACTGTGAAATCATGCAACTTGCTATGGTTATGTTGTGGGGAGACCTAACTTCCAGTACCTCCGAAAATTCTAATGGTTGACAAACTTCGCGGTCTGTTGATAGTCCGCGCAAGTGTTCACTTACACGGTAGCAACTAAGCGGTCATACTTGCGTACCACATACGCGAGCAAAGCCGCTTTGACATTGCTTGAGGCTTTGACGGCAAAGCTGACTGTTTCCGCTGACTCAATGGAGAGCGGAAATGTAGTCCGTAGCACTTCCAGTTCTGACGTTTCCGTTGAGTTCGCTGAACCCGGTAAGGGGACCGCCGCTCCAATTGAGATGCTAGAAATGTGGGAGTCTCTGCTAACGGATTACGATTACGCTGTAACGCTCCTCGCTGGAGACGCGATCCCGAGTCCCACCGATCTCCAGATTTACAACAAGATGCTGACCGCCGTTCTGGTTTCAACCACTCGGTATTATGGGGATTTCACGCAATTCCGTCGTGAAGCCACAACCCGAATGAGCTAATGGGCTTTCTTCAAAACATAGCGAACAAGCTGTTTCCTCCTCCCGTTAACAAATACGAAGGAGCCGGTCAGTCATTGCGTCGTTCGTATCTCGATACGTCTTACACTTCCGCGCGGTTTGATGTTACCAGTTCGACTCGTCAAGCCATCGTTCGCAAGTCTCGCTTTTTCGAGCAAAACAACGCTGTACTGAATAGGCTTGGGGACTTGTTTGAAAGCTACACCGTTGGCTCTAGCTTTTCGGTTCAACCGGCTTCTAGCGATAGTGCTTGGAATCTCAAAGCCAAGAAGTGGTTTGATGTCTGGAGCCGTTATCCCGATATTGGTTCTCGCCAGTCGTTCTCAACTCTGATGGGACAAGCTGCTCGCGGCTGGTTCTACGATGGCGAGTCGTTCTTGTTGTTGACCAAAGGAGAGACCGGCAAACCTCGGTTGCAGCTAATTGAGGCTCAATCCATTGCCACTCCAGCAGGGATGCAAGCAGATGAGACCGTATTTGACGGTATCCGGTTTGATCCTCGTACCGGACGAGCGATATCCTACTTTATTGGATCGGAAAAGACTCAGGGTAACCTGACTGATGTTCGCTCCATTCCCTCTGACTCGGTTGTACATATCTACGAGCCGAATCGTCCCGGTCAGCTTAGAGGTCTTCCGTTTGTCTCCGCTGTCATTAATGATCTCCACGATCTTGATGATCTGCAAAAGTTGGAGATGGAAGCTTGTAAGCTTGGTGCGTCTGTCGCTCAAATTGTTAAGACCGTCTCCGGTGAAGTCCAAGCAAGTAACCTTCGCGCTGGTACTGCTGGAGCAAGCGTAAACACCGCTGAGAATTACTACGAGCAGGTTTTTGGATCTGGCGTTAAGGTGATGAAAAACGGTGACAGTTTCGAGCAGTTCGCGACCGAGCGTCCCGGCGTAAATATGCGCGAGTACTGGCGACAACTGACTGAGAAAGTCTGTGCTGGCGTTGGTATCCCTTACGTTCTGGTTTATCCCGAGTCAATGCAGGGAACTGTCTATCGCGGTGCGCTCGATATGTCGTCTGTTTGGTTCCGCTCTCGCCATCAAGTCATGGCATCAGCGGCTCGTCGTATTTACGAGTACGCGATGGAGTACGCGATCAAGAATGATCCTACACTAAACGACGCTCCCTCGGATTGGTACGAAGTATCAATCACCGCTCCGCGCTCCCCGAATGTAGATGTTGGCCGTAACTCTGCGGCTCAATTGGCAGAACTTGAAGCGGGAGTTGTTACCTTTGACGAAGTCTACGGAGCGCGTGGTCTTGATTGGCGTTCTGCTTTAGAGTCAAAAGCCCAACAAGCTTTGTTTGTACGTCAACTCGCTGCAAAATACGGCGTTGATGTATCTGAGATTTCGGTGATTCAGAAAGAGCGTCCAGCAACTAGTGTTGCAACTGCTATTGACATTGAAGGCGATCCTTCTGAATCTCCGTCTCCAGTCGTTCCGTCAGAAGGTGGGTCGCAACCTGTTGTTGTAGAGCAGGACGAGATTACCGCTACCGTCAAGAAGACTCGGAAACCAAAAGCCAAGAAAACAGAATGAGTTTCACCAAGAAGTCAGATTGGCTTTACTTCGCTCCGGCAAACGCTGCCGGTGATCCTGCTACCGTTCAGATCTTCGATCAGATTGGCGAAGACTGGTACGGCGGTTCCGGTCTATCTGCAAAGCAGTTTTCGGATGTACTCAACGAGATTGGCAATGGTCCGCTGCTCGTAGAGATCAACTCTCCCGGCGGAAATGTTTGGGATGGTCTCAGCATTTACAATCAATTGCGCGGTCGCAAAGCTCCAGTGACCACTCGGGTTGTTGGCATTGCGGCTTCCATTGCGTCAATTATCGCTCTTGCCGGTGATCGCGTAGAGATGGCTGACGCTGCTCTAATGATGATCCACGATCCGTCAGGTATGGCTTCTGGTACTTCCGAGGATATGCGGAAGATGGCTGAGGCTTTGGATCAACACGCTCAAGTGTTGGTTGGAGTGTATGCTAAAAAGACTGGTCGCTCCGCTGAGTCTATCCGCGCTGCGATGAAAGCCGAGACTTGGTTTACTACCGCTGAGGCTCTGGCTTTTGGCTTGGTTGACAAACCCATCAAGCAGCTTGCAATGGCCGCGAAATGGCACCCTCGCGCTGTCACCAAGACCGCTCCTGAGACTGTCAAAAACAACCTCCGTCGAGGTCTTGAGCAATACGATGAGGGTCTCGCCGGTGACGGTCTTGAACCCGCTACAGTAGCTGACGCTAAGTCGCTGATTTCTGGCGAAGCTCCTACCGCAGATAAGGTTGATAAAGCCTATAATTGGTGGGCGCGTAATGGCCGCTTTCTTGAGGCGGAACCTAATACTCCTGCGGACGTAGCGGCTAACCTCTGGGGAGGTGCTGCTGGACGCGATTGGTTCAACGCTCTATATGCTCAGATTGAGCGTCAAGAAGAGCAAGAAGACGAATCCCTAGACGACAAGCTTTCTGCTAATAGCCAAACCGCTAACGGCAAAAATGGCGTGGACTCCACGCCGCAACCAACACAACAACCCGACACAAATATGTCCGATTCCACTACTGTGACGGCTGCGGCTGCTCCTGCCGCTTCCGTTGATCTCGCTACTATCATGGCAAAGCTTTCCGCTTTGGAGGCTTCCATTAAGTCGCCCACCGCCGCTCCCGCTCCTGATCCGGTTCGTCCCGTGATTCAGAACTTGGGCAACCCGCTGCTGGAGAAGCACAAGTCTCTCCGCGCTGGTGCAGAGCGTAAGAGTTTCCTCATTGAGAATCATGGTGAGTTGCTGCGTCAGTCCGCAATGATCGCCCCCCAGAACGCTAACACGTTCGCGGCTGGCTTGGTTGTCGATTATCTCGCTGATGCGGTTATCACTGTTGCTACCACTAAGCTCGCGATGATCGCTGGCTTTACGCGCAACGTTGGCTTGGATAACCTCCGCCCCCGCGCTACCGTTCAGGTCAAGAAGTTTACCACTGGTGATGCGACTGTTGATAACGCTACCAACTTTGAAGATGGCGCGGCTAACCAGTCCACGCTGGCTGCTACCTCGGTGACTGTTAATCAGATCACCAAGAGTTTTACCGTCACTCAGCAGGAGTTGAATCAGGGTTTTGCTATCAGCGACTTGGCTCAGGGTTCTGCTGAGATCTTTGCTCTTGGTATTAGCAAGAAGGTCACCGCTCAAATGACCGCCGCTCTGTTTGGTGCTGGTACTGTCATTGGTACTGCTGCCAACTTTGATTCTAGCGACCTCCCTGCGATCTTGGCTCTGGCTAAGAACTACCGCCAGAAGTTGCTTCTGTTGGACGGTGGGCATCTGGCTCGTTTGATGTTCTCCGGTCAGTTGACTGCTGCCGCTGGAACTAATCCGTTCCCTGATTCGCGTTATGGTCCGTTGAACAACGGCTATTTCGGCTTTGCGAACATCTTGGAGCAAAACGATTATACTGGTGCTATCGCTAACACTGCTGGCTTCGTTTGTGGTCAGGACGCTATCGCGATTGCGAGCGGCTTGCCGGTTGGAATGATCGCTGGCGAGTTCGTTGAGCAGCGCACTGTTGAGTTGAGCAATGGTCTGTCTGTGTTGCTCTCTGTGTGGTATTCCCGCTCTACCCGCGCTCACATGGCATCTTACGATATCATGTTTGGTGCGGCTGCTGCGGATACTACGCAAGCTGAGGTTTTGATCACCGCTTAATCCTTAAGGATATGCGTATTGCAACCACCATAGCAGTGGACAAGACCGGCAAAACTAAATTGCTGGCTGGTCCCGAAATTGATGCGACTCTCCAGCGCACTAATTTCAACACTGTTTCTGTTCCTGAGGGAGGCAAGCTCATCCTGTGGGTACAGGGAGCCTTAGCACCGAAGATCCGCAAAGGTTAAACAACCAAAACTGGGAGGGTTACCGGACACGCTGGTGACCCTCCCTTTAACCGAAAAACAATTTTATGGCCGTTCAAGCAGACATTTCGACCGAGTATTCAATGGGTCGTGAAGGGGTTTCCCTCATAACCGACACTGCGGCTTACACTGGAACGTACTGCGGTTTGATTCCTTTGGAACCAACTGTATTTACGTCTATAACTGGATACCGCGTTTCAGGAAATTGGATTACAAAAGCAATTCCATCAGGAACTCCAGTGGTAGGAAATTTTACTGGATTCCAACTTTTGTCTGGTAGCATTTTGGCGTATAACGCTCGCTCTTAATGATCTCAATCGGCATAGCACTTAATCGGCTGCTTGCTGGCAAAGCTGGCGGTAATGACGATCCAGTGTTGCGTCGTGATCTTTTACGCGAAGATGAAGGTTTCCTTTGGCAAGAAGATGGAACCTCAAAACTTGTTATCACTCTTGGCACTTTTGATTCTCTGTTGCGAGAAGACGCTGGTTTTCTGCAACAGGAAGACCTATTTAAACTCGCAATCCTAACAAACTGATTTATGGCAGACTCTAAAATTACAGCACTGCTGATTCCGCAGGTAACCACCAATCCAGCAACCGACGTATTACCAATCGTAAATATTGCGGATACTTTAATGGCTGCGTCTGGATCTACTCGTAAGATTACGATCAATACGTTGCTAGGCTCCGGCGGCACCGCCACCCTCGCTTCCGCCACCATCACCGGCGATCTGACGGTGGCGACGAATAGATTGGTTGTTAATGCAAGCGGTGTTTGCATTGGAACGACTACAGCCACTCCTTTTGCTGGAAACGTAAAAACAGTGGTTGGAGCTGGAACTGGTGCTATCGGGTTAACTCTGTATGGAGGGACAGCAAGTACTTCTGGTTATTATTTCGCTGATGGCATAGTAGGAAACGAGACGTATCGTGGTTATGTAGAATACTCTCATACCACTGATAGCCTTGCTTTTGGAACAGCCGGAACAGACAGATACACCATCGGCAGCACCGGCATCTCCACTTGGTCCGTAGCTGGCACCACCGCCATGACCCTCGACTCTACGGGGTTGGGGATTGGTACTGCAACCATCAATGAGCGTCTTGCGGTTCAGACTGCGCTCACCGGAACCACCGCTGGCTCAAACGTGGTTGCTCGATTCCAGTCGAGTGCTAGTGGCTATGACTCACACATTGCTTTATCAGACAATTTGAATCCATCCGGCAGAATTGGATATTTGTCAGGTGCTTTGTATCTGTGGACCAATGGTGCCGAGCGTGTCCGTATCGACACCTCCGGCAACGTGGGCGTGGGGGTTAGTACATTCGGAACCTCTGCCGCTAAGGTCCTCGGTCTTGCAAACGCTACCGCTCCAAGCACTTCTCCTGCTGGCATGGGCCAACTCTACGTCGAGTCCGGTGCGCTAAAGTTCCGTGGAAGCTCTGGCACCATCACCACAATCGCAGCCGCCTAATTTAAACGACTATGCCTACCATCCTCTGGATCATCGAACGCCTTCTAGTCAAACCGACCGAAGGCCCCAACATCGATGTCGTGATTACCGCCGATTGGCGATGCAACGGCACTGACGAAACCTACAGCGGCACCTGCTACGGCTCCTGCTCGTTCGCTCCGCCGTCTGGTGAGTTCACGCCTTACGAGGATCTGACGCAGGAACAGGTCTTGAACTGGTGCTACGAGAACGGAGTCGATAAGACCGCTATCGAGGCGAACGTGACGCAGCAGATTAACGACCAGATCAATCCTCCGATCATCGCTCCTCCGCTGCCGTGGGTGCCGGTGCCGCCTCCGGTTAAGGTTGCGGAGCCTGTGGTGGTTGCCGATACTTCCGCCGCATGATCAAGATCGAACTTAGCACCGAGCAGGCCAATAGCCTCCTCCAACTCATCGACATCGCGGTTAAGGCTGGTGGCGTTGCCAACGCCCGTGCAGCCCTTCCGCTTGTGGACCTCATAGTCGCAGCCGCACAGCCTAAATCCGAGTAATGCAAACCGACACTAACAACAGCAGCGGAGTTGGGATCTCTCTAGCGACCGCTGCCGCTGCTGGTGCGGTTTCGTTCATCCCGCAGCTAACTCAGTGGTTCCAACTTGGAGCCGCTGTTTTAGCCTTTATCGCAGCATCAATCGGTCTCTACAAAACCTTTAAAAAATGAACTGGAAAACAACTCTCGCTGGCGTTGGCGCAATACTTGTCGCTGTTGGTGGTGCGCTCAAAGCATTGTTTGATGGTGACCCTACGACCAACATTGATCTTGCTGCGACTATTGCTGCCGTGACCATTGGCTTTGGCTTGATCGCTGCCAAAGACGCTGACAAAAAGCCCGAGTGAATTTTATCGAACAGATCGTAACCGCTCTGCTCAAGTGGCTGACTAGTTTCGTTCAAAAACCTCCCACCGTTGAAGACGCAAAACGAGATCCAGACCTCAAAAAGAAGTTGCTGGATCGTATTGCTGACTCTAATCGCTAGTTGCGGCTGTGGGTCTCGCGTGGTTATGGTGCCTCACGGTGAGCCGGTGAGGCTCGCTGAGAGCGTTAAAGCTCGCGTATGGGTCAAAGGAGCAGACGGCGTTTCCGTTCGCTCTAGCAACCGGATAACGCTTCCCGAAGGTTGGTACGCATTGCCAAAAGACTGATATGTCACAACAAGTTATCAATGTCGGATCAACCGCAAACGACAACAACGGTGATACGTTGCGCGGGAGTTGGATCAAAGCTAATGACAACTTTACGGAGTTGTACACCGATATCTCGGGTCTCAATACCGCGACCGCTTACACTCCGACTCTAACAGATTCCGGTGGTGGAAGAACGTACACCGTCACGATCAATTCCGCGCGATATACAGAGATCGGCAATCTGCGTTGGTTTTCTGTTTCGCTGTCGGTAACCGCCGCAAGCGGTACGGCTTCTGGTGCGCTGCGATTGAGCATCCCTGATTTATCGACTTACGCTGCGGCTGTCGGAGTTCAAGCTAACGGTCTCCACGCAAACGCTAAGACTGAAATCGAAGGTAGCGTAATTGCCGGTCAATCTTACGCTGAGATTGTTCATTACGAAAACGGCAGCACTTCTTCCCTAGCGTCTCACGTTCAGTCTGGATCTACGTTGATTGTCACCGGAGTTTACTTCCACGCCGCTTGAACTTAATAGCCACTAGTCTCCAGTTGGGGATGTCTGTGCTACAGAGCGCGATGGGGAATCCGTCGTTTCTGTGGCAGGGAGTGCTGGTGCGCTGTCTTCCTGCTGCGATTACTGACGCGAACTCGGTTATCTCAGGTGGGTTTCAGGACAATGTTCAAGCGCGAGTGTTGGTCAAGTTCTCCGATTGGCGACTAGCTGACTCAACCCTCGTAACCGTTGACGCTGCGGTCTGGTCTTGTGACGTTGGTTCCACCGCTGACCGGCTCCTGCAAGAGAGTGGGAGCTTGCTATTGCAAGAGAACACTGACCGATTGCTTCTGAGTTTCGGCAAAATGATTCCGGTGGTGGGAAGGCTTCTCACATACGATGGTCGCCAGATGCGAATCTTGTCCGCAAAACGTGATGGATCTGGAGCTTATTACGCGCTTGAACTTGGCTCTAAAACCAAATGACTCCAACCGTTACAGTTGATACGTCGAGGTTTGATGCGGCTTGGAAGGAATACCTCCCCAAGACTAAGCGGTCTCTTGCCGATGCCGTCAACGCTCGCACGTTTTTCTTGATGCTGCGGTTGTACTGCTTGTTGCCTCCTAAGTCCCCGCAAGCGTCAAGAAACAAAGTTTTAGATTACTTAGATAGGTATGTCTTGAAGATGCGTAAAAGCAAAAAGACAGGAAAGTATATTGGAAGAAATAGAGCATTAAGAGTTGTTCATTTGATAGCTCAAGCTAAAAACGCTCAATCTGGAGGAAACGGCGGAAAAGGCTTGTACGGTCCAACGATGAGAAAAGCTGCCGGAAAGCTTCGTCGTCGAGCGGCTGGCAGTGTTGGTTATTTGAAATCCGCTGTAACCAAAGCGATTAAGAAGTTGTCCCCATCATTTCAGCAATTTGGTGGAACTCGACGCGCAAAGAAGGGATCTGCTGGTGTTAGATCAGTGGCTGGAAACCAAGCGTTGATCAATCTTGCGAATCAATACGGATTGCCTCAAGAAAATGTGGCAATTCATCGAGGATCTTCAGCCTATGCTTACAACGCCAAGTCTGGATTCAACCCATCGAGTTATGTTCGCATGAACATTGGGTTGGCTGACAATCAGGTTGGAACCGTCGAAGGAATCTACTCCAAAGCAATGCAACAAGCTTACAACGATGAAGCCCGTGAGCTTGAAAACCACATTGCAGCAGCACTGCAAGCCGCTTTTGATGGGTCTGAATCCAAAGGAATTACCGTCACATGAACGCTGTAGCCCTACGCACAGAACGCGCTCTAGTTGACTGGCTTGCCGCTGAAGATTGGTCAGCGTCTCCGATTGGGACTCCAACTTGTCTCACCAGTTACGGTCACGGTGCGTTTGCAGATCCAGACTTAGAGGACCAGATGCCAGCGTTTCCGCGAATCGTAGTCCGCGCATCGACCGCGACTCCAGTTCATCCGATAGACCGCACTTGCGAGGTGGATATAACCGCTACGCTTCAGTTGTCCGCAGACGATACCTCAGAGGCTCAAGCTCTGGCGATTGTGCAAATCTTTGAGAATCTTCTCCAATACCTCTACGTTGACGGGAACATTACGGAGTTAGACGCACTCGACACCGATCCCTCGGGAGGATTCAACGCGCAATTTGCAGTTCCAGTTGACTTTGGGATCAACGACATCAGCGAAAGAGCTAGAACTTTTTCGCGATCCATGACAATTTTCGCAGCAGCAAACACGATTTAACAACCCACAAACATGGCAACATCAAAAGGTCTAGCCCTAGTATTCGGGACTAAAGCTACCGTCAAAGTCTACGATTCAGCAAACGTTCTTCCTTTGGTCGCTGGAATTGCGACTCTTGAGAGCATGGACATTACGCATGAATGCGACACCGAACAGATCAAAAACTCATCTGGCGAAGTGATTGCCAATGTAAGTTCAGGTGATCGCTTGTCCGCAACTTTTAACATCATTCCAAGTGGAGCCACTACTGGAGACGCTAAGCTTGCTGCGTTAATTCCCAACGGCAACGGACGGGTTAACGTCACGGTTGCGGATTCAATATCTATCGGATCATCATTTACTGCTGGACCTCCTATTACTGTAAGCGATTCTATCAATGGCGATTGGATTTACATTGGAGGAGGAAGCCTTAAGTTTACGCAGTCTGGAAAGGCTATGTTGAGTCTCCCTTGCGTGAAATACGCTGGTCTCAACGGAGCTACCGCAGCGATCACTCTGTAATCGTGTCAGAACTTGCAAAGATACTCGCAGAGAGCGGACCTCCAGCACCAGTGGTGCTTGGGGTTCGACTCGTCCCCTACACTGTAGGACACGCGATATTGCTGCAAAGACTGCGATCCCCGTACGTTCTAGGTGGAGAGATTACATCCAATGATCTAGCGGAGGCTGTGCTTGTTTGCTCACAGTCTCCTCTAGAGTCGATCAAGTCGATCAAGTCAATCTGGAGGGATCTATTCCTATGGTTGTGGTCGAAGCAGATTCAGCGGATGAATCTGATGGTTGAGTCCAACAAATTCCAGTTGTGGCTTAAGGAGCAGTCAACCGCTCCCGAAGTGCTAATGGAATCGGGAACTAAATCAAAACGTCCCGCGATGCCGTGGACCGAGCGAGTTCTTGTCGGCTGTCTCAATATTGGGATTGGACCAGACGATGCCGTCAGGATGCCTCTTGGTGACGCAGAAAGGCTTATCCTAGCTCACGCAGAGATGATGGGGCAGGTTCAGTTGTGGGACGACCAAAGCGAAGCCATTTGGCAAAACCAACAAGATAACTAATATGGGTATTCTCTCAATGTTGGTAAAGCTTGGAATTGATTCCACTCAATTTGAGATGGGAATCAAACGCGCTCAGGGATTAGGTGAAAAGTTTGGAAACAGTTTTAAGAGTGCTGTCACCAGCAAGCTCGCTGGAGCGTTGTCTGTTGCTGCTGTTACAGCGTTTGCAAGTTCGATAGCAAAAGCGGCTGATGACATACTCGATTTATCAAAGCAATTAAACGTAAACACTGATAACATTCAACGACTTCAAATACTAGCTAGTGAAACTGGAGTTAGTTTTGAACAATTTGCATCTATTCTTGAGAAGACAGCAAAAGCTAGAATTGAAGCAACAAGCGGAGATGAGGCTCAAATTAAAAGAATGGCGGCTCTCGGTGTTTCTTTGTCTGATCTAAACAATATTCAAATTGAAAATTTTGATCTAAGCCAAAAGCTTGTTGCTGCTTATAAAGAATCAGGTAAATCAGCACAAACCACAACAGCTATAACTGAATTGTATGGTTTGGGGTTACGAAAAGCAGCGGCAGCTTTAGCTGAATATCAAACCACATCAAATAGGAATCTATTTTCTTCTAAAAACATTGATGATTTAGCAAAAAGCAACAACTTGCTTGATGAGCAATATCGTAGGTTAAAAGCCATTAGCTCTCCAGCAATGGCTGAGGGACTTAAACTTACTGGTGAAGCTTTCCGTAGTTTCGTTGATGGATTTGATAAACGAAACTTCTTCACCGCGCCTTTATATGTTTCTGCAGTATCAGGAGCAGCAAATCAAAAAGGAGGCTTTATGGAATCAGCCCGTGCTTTTAGCCAAAGCCCTTTAGCGGCAAAGTTTGCTAATCAGCAACCACCAAAGACAGGAGAGAACCCTCCTCCTATAGGAACACCCCAATTTGAAAGAGTAAAAGGAGATAGATTCTCTCTTGGAGGATCTCAAGACCCTCTTGCTCGCATTGGTGGATTTAGTGGATTTCAGGGCGCACAAGATACAGCTATTAGACAAGCCATTGAACAAACTCTTCAATTGAAGATGATTGTGAAGAATACCGATAAGACGTCAAGAAACACAGAAGACTAATATGGCTACAATCAAAACCAGTGACATAGATCTTTCTGCGGTATCCTCTGGATACATTGAAGTTGCCCGAGAATACAGCGGAGGCGATGGTACTGGTAGGCAGATAATTTACACATATCGCGGAAGCAAAAACGCTTTGCGTAGTGCTTCAGTTAACTGGGTTATTGCTGGAGGCAAATACCAAATTATTGAAAAAGGTCCGTACTCTGAAGCAACGGTTACTTTTTCTGGGACTAACTTTAATACCAATAATCCTACCGCTCTGCAACCGGCAGGAGATGAAGAACCGTCTCAGCGTTACGAGTTCAGGACTGAATACGTTGATGCTTCTTTGTTTGAACTGCCGCAAGTAAGAGCCGAGGCTAGAACATACATCTCAGAGGAAGAATACTATTCAGCGGTCAAAGCTTCTGGAGATGATCCCAAGAACAACAAGCTCCCAATGTCACAAAGCCAATTTCCTTTGGCTTATGAATTGATTAAAAAGTTTGCTCGCGGTCAGACTAGCTTTCAGACCTCCCGCTGTTCATTGACTCGGATATCGTCTTATTCTGCTCTAAACGGATTGCCATCAACTCCACCGATTATATCAGCGGTGTATTCTGGAATTGTTCTTGCAAACAATAATCTGTTTCCTGCGTCAGTAAGAAACGTAATGCCGAGACCGCCGTTGAATCCCAATCTGACTCCATCTGGGACAGCTTGGGCTTGGCTTAAAACAAACGACTCAACCTCACTGATGATTAAGACCAACCAAGTTGAGCGCAATGAGACTTGGACCTTTGCAGCTTGGGATCTTTTCGCATATCCTTACGACGTAGACCCTAGTTTACTCAGATAACCTAACCTAACATAACATGGCTGACGAAATCCAAATGACTGCTCGCTTGTACGCTTCCAAAGGTGGAGCGTTTCTTCCGAGCGTAACATACACCAAGAGCGCGACAATGGCTGGAGTCGATATGGGTTCACAGACCCAATTGATTGGCACCACCGTTGAAGCTCTAGACGTTCCGGTTGATGTAGCTAGTCCTTACAAGCTACTAATCGCCAACTTGGACAATACCAACTATGTTGAGCTTGGCTTTGTCTCTGGCACTTACACGATGCGGATTCCCGCTGGAGAGACGCTGCTGATGCCGTACGTTAGTGCGACGTTGTATCTCCTAGCGAATACCTCTGCCGTGACCATCCAAGCGACGTTCTGCGAGATTTAACCAACTGAATTATGGCAAACGAGATCGAAATGTCAGCTAGGTTGTATGCATCCAAAAACGGTGCATCAATCAACTCGCAGACTTTTACCACTACATCAAACATGACTGGAACTGATATGGGTCAAAATACCCAAGATATCGGTTCCGCTGCTGATGAATTGCTGGATATTGCTGCCGATCTTTCTTTGCCGTACAAAGTTTTGATCAAGAACTTGGACTTGCAATATGCGGTCTATGTTGGAGTTTCCACTCCTTACCAATTCCAAATCCCTGCTGGAGAGTTCATGCTTATTCCGCGAGTTGACGCTAACCTGTATCTGAAAGCAGTCACCAGCGGATCAAGCGTCAAAGTCTTCGCTCAATTCTGCGAGATCTAATGGCTGTAACACTACCATCTAAAGTTGCAGAGCGTGGTATGAAAGCCGAACACGCTCGCGCTATCAATCAACTGATTGACGTAGTCCGCAAGATTCAGCTTGTTGCCGGACCAGATCAAGCGATTGAGCAGACTCCGAATGGCACGACGCTCAAGATAAAGCAGACTGGAAAGACAGTTGTAACAACCTCGGAGGAATCTTGGTTCTATTGATATGCCATTGGCAATTGATAGAAATGAAAAGATGTGGACTGCTCGCAATCTCAATGATCTATACGCGAGATTCGACAATAAGTGTGCCAGAACTTTAGACGGTAAGACTCCATATGTTCTGGGTCTTACGTCAAAAATACCTTTTGGTGTTACATACGATTATTCTAGAGATCCCGACACAAGCTTCTATGTAAACGGAAGCACTTTATCTCAAACTCAGATCGCAATTGAGCTTTCTAAGTTAGAGGTCAAGTATCAAGACAAAGAAGGCGGTCAGGTTTATCTTGATAAATACGTTACCACATTCAATTCTAACGAATGCAACATTGCGGCAATTCAAAAGTCTTTTGAGTTACACAAACGGATTGTTGATGGCATTGAATACGATGTTCATTTAGGTTGGGACGATTGGGATTCTGGATATCTTTCTTACGTTAGGTCTTACTTTTCTTCAGTTAGCTCTGTTCCTTCATTACCTCCCGGTCGAATCCACAACCATAAGACCGCTGTCGCTGAGATCAAGATTGAAGGTATTTCTACTTTCAAGATTCTCAATTCCTACAAGCGGTTTGATTGCTGGCGAGTCCACAACTGTAGCAGCAAAGACATTACGGTATTTCTCCAATTGCCGGATCAATCAGCCGAACGCAAGACGGTCCCTGCAATGGGCTGTAGATCGTTTAGGAGACGCGCTGACGGCAGTTGGTTATCGACGTGGCGTGATGCTACTCCTTGCGTTTACTTCTTCCCTTACGTCGCTGGAGATGTTCCCTATTTTGCCGGTGGTCCACCAATGTACGGACAACCAGACTCGCTGTCTGTTTGTATGGAGCGATCTGCTAAAGCCAACAACATTGCCAATCCATTTATTGCGCTTCAGTGGATGCGAGCGATGGGAGCTTGGGTAGATGCGCGATATATGCACGACATCCGCACAATGTATCCAGAATATGCGGACCCTACGGATGCTAATACTTTTATTGGAGACGCGATCTTTACTTGGGGACGCGCTAGAGTTCAGATTTACAGCAGTCTGACTAATGCTGTATTTGAAGATTACATAACAGTTTTCACGGGTGTTACACTATTTACCGAGCAACTTAATCGCATAGGAATTAATGTACAAGTAAGCGGAGATGTTTTAGTAATGACCACTAAAAGACCTAATGCAATCATTCGGATTTATCCTATTGATTGCAATGTGTTCTTTGGCGCGTCTGATCCGTATTGGCAGATTAATCCGACAACCACTAACATTTTAATTGGTTATCCAGAATACTATTACACTCAAGATGTAGCAGCACCGAACGCAGCAACTCAATGGCAAGCCGGTAACATTCCAACATGGATGGAGACAATGCGAGATCTTCGCAGACGCATTGCAGTCGAAGAAGGATTTCTTGTCAATTATGACGATGTAGTCGATATACCAGAGGAAAAAGTTGGAATTGTCAGGCTGACTCCTCTTGGATTAATGGCTGTAGCGTCAACGGCTCGCGGAATAGAAAATTATGATGCCAACGCTTTTAGTGATTTACCAAACTACGAGCGAACCGCCAACGTAATAGAGTTGCGGACAGATTTGAGGCCAAAAGGATTTGGCGTTGGTGCATGGATTGGCACTCCATACATATCAGCAAAAAAGACCTACATAATTGCTCAACCAAGCAATTACAGCGGTATGTATGGTTACGTTTTCCCGCAGATTGGAACCGCAATTGGAAGTGCCAACTCTTATCCGGCAGTCAATTGTGCTTACGTTCCTTCTGGTGGACCGTGGGGATTCTCAAGCAGCGTCTACGATTACAATCTTGAGCGAGTATTCACCACAGATCCGCTGGTTCCGGCAATAACCAATGTATTCGGATCTGATTTCTGGATCAATAAGTGGGGAGGAAAAGGTGGTGTTGACGCTTCTGTTAGAATACTTGGGCAACCAAATAAGACAGTACAAAGCAATGGTGTTGCTGATGATGTATTCAAAGACAGGAACAACGCTGCAATGGCTTGTTTGGCTCCGTGGTACACTCAGATTTCTGTTACAACAACAGAACAAGCTTACATTGCAGACATTAGATGGACCTCATCCACCTATTTTAATCTTCAGTATAGCTCAACGGCTAACGCTAATGATTACGATGGAATCGGTCAGTTCTATCATAAGATTCCAAAATCCGCTTTTCTTTGGAACTTGTTAGAAGCGCACGTTGCTGGATGGAATAGAGCGGTTCCTTTGGGTCACGGTGAGGATTGGTGTCCCATCTATAGTTTTGGTGCTTCGGGACTTTTGCAGGGATCTAGATTAGGAATCTTGATGCCAAAGGACACAACCGTAACTTGTTTGGATCTATCAGAGGGACCGTGTTTCTTTATTAATGAACATCAATACGACTCGTTTCTAGCAAATGGTGTTCAGGCTAAAAAACTGTATGACACTACATTATCCCAATACTATTGGGTTGTCAGTCAAACAGAGCTTGCAAGTTATTGTAGATCAAAAGGATTTACCTCGTTCAACTTTGATTGCAAAAACCAAGTCATCAGCGCATCTGAGGCAATAATTACACCGGCAACCGTGTGGAGAGAAATGCGCTCCAACGGATTTGGAGAGACCGTTGTTGAAGCCAACTACGTTGACGTAAGTAATGGCGATCTCTACCGGAAGATTCGTCTGGTTGACTTGGATGTCGCTTGACATTAACCCACCGTTGGGTTTACGGTCTCCCTGTCGATGAAATGTCCCTCCTGCAACTGCATTTTTGCCGTAAGTCTTCGCGAGATCGCGAAGGAATTGGGCGGGTCAAAATCAACGGCAAAAGCCTCCGCTTCCCGAGCAAACGGAAAGCGTGGAGGCAGACCGAAAACCTATGAAAAACGAACTAATACCGAGTCAGAAACAGTCCGCGCTATCGGTGATGGCCGGTAAATTCAGCGTCGAGCCGATCAAGCTGCTCGATACTCTCCGCGCTACTCTGATGCCGAAAGCTACCAATGAGGAGCTTCTGGCGTTTGTGGTCACTGCAAATCAGTACGACCTGAATCCATTCACTAAGGAGATTTACGCATTCCCCGGTCGCTCTGGAGGGATTACTCCAGTGGTCTCAGTGGACGGCTGGATTAAGCTGATGAATCGGCATCCACAGTTTGACGGCATCCAGTTCCGCACTGATGACGTTGACGGCAAGCCATTTTCAGTGACCGCAACCATCTACCTCAAAGATCGCTCGCGTCCCGTGGAGATCACAGAGTTCTTCAGCGAGTGCAACCGGAATAGCGAACCGTGGAAAGTCAATCCCCGCCGAATGCTCCGACACAAAGCGTTGATCCAGTGCGCTCGCGTAGCGTTTGGGTTCTCTGGAATCGTGGATGACGAGGAGGCTGTCCCTCCGCAGGTGCAAGTCAACGTCACGCCAAGCCGTCCAATATTCCGCAGCAAGCTGGAGCCGAAGGTGGAGCCGCAACCGCATGAGTTCTTGCCGGAGAACAACCCGATCCCCACCGCTACGATCCAACCCACTGAAGCCATTCTAAACGAAGGGAAGTCCAATGAATGACGAGCGCAGTGGCCTACCGTCAGCATCAGCGGCTTCTCGCTACGCTGCTTGTCTGGGGAGTTGGGAGTTAGAGCGTCAAGTGGCTGAAGTCGAGTCCAGTGGGGACGCAGCGACCGGCAACCGCATCCACGCCGCTCTGGGGTTGGAGCCGGTCAGCAATCTCACTACAGACGAGACCTACATCATCGACCGCTGCCGAGAGCAGGAATTGGAACTTGTAAAACAAGTCTTCGCAACCTCCACCGAGGAGCCGCAAGTCTTCCGCGAGAAGCGGCTGTGGAGCCTCCAGAACTACGGTCTCGGTCAAGAAGATAAGCGTCTGTGGAGCGGTAAACCTGACGTTGTCTACGTCGAGAACAACCGCGCTCTAATCATCGACTACAAGAGCGGCAGGGGGACAGTCGAGAACGCAGCCGAGAACCTCCAGTTGCGCTGTCTAGTCGCGCTCCTGCATGAGTCTTTCGGATTCACGCTGGAAGAGGTCACGGTCGCAATCATCCAACCTCTAGCTGGACCTCCAAGCGTTGCATCCTACGAGCTAGGAGATCTGATGGATGCGGTGCGTGAGTCGCAGTCCCTGATGGCCGCGATCATGCAACCGGATCAACCGCGCACTCCATCAGAGTCAGCTTGCAAGTATTGTAAGGGAAAACCCTATTGCTCCGAAGCTCGCGAACTGGCGGTCACAGGACCACTCGCCAACGCTCCAGAAGGCATCACGCCGGACGCGATTGCATCAACCCTGACATCCAGCCATCTAGCGCAATTCCTTAACAGAGCGGCTCAAGCGGAGGCGGTTATTGAAGCTTGCAAGTCAGAGGCTCGACGGCGGTTAGGCGAAGGAGAAACCATTGAAGGATGGACTCTCAAAGACGGTTCTGTCCGCGAGTCTATTACGACTCCTGAAATAGTTGCGTCTCGGTTTCTAGAGTTGGGAACCTACGAGCAGCTTTCCGCCGCGATCACGATCAACAAGACCAAGCTCAAAGATGCGGTCAAACTCGCCACTCAAACCAAAGGCCGCGAGCTAGAAGCCAAGCTAACCGCGCTGCTCGACGGATGCACTGAAAGCAAGACCGGACAGCCAATACTGACCCGAATCAAATGAATCAAACCCATCCGATGGAACTTGTGCGCGACTTTATGCGTACCTACCAGCAACTTGTCCCTAAAAGCCCCATCCTCCCAGATCCGGTGACGCAAAATCTGCGATACCGGCTCATCGACGAGGAGGCTCAGGAGTTAGCCGCAGCTACCAACCCGAAAGAGTACCTCGACGCAGTTGGCGACCTCTTGTATGTGGTGTACGGAGCCGCGCTTGCCGCTGGCTTTAGTCCGCATCAAGTCGATGCTGCGTTCACCGAGATCCACCGCAGCAACATGAGCAAAGTCTGGACGGACGATGAGATTGACTCCATCCCTGCTGATTGCCGGTCAACTCGCGTAGGGGACAATCGACACATTGTCCGCAGGAGTGACGGCAAGATCGCGAAGTCTCCATCCTACTCCCCCGCTCGACTGGAGGGATTTACGCGATGAGGCATCTATGGGCCAGAGGCTTTGGACGGCTCCACAGTGACGCTGAAATCATTACCACAGACGACGGAAAACAGTTCCTGATCGCCGTGATTGAGTTTGAAAAACGCACTTTGGGCAACGGGAAGTCGTATGCTCAACGGGTCACATTCCGCTCGTTTGATCACGAGGATATGGACTCGGTAAATCTGCTCACCGAGGGGACGCATATCATGTTCGACGGTGACTGCGATGCCGTCGCGGATAAGTCGAGTACCGGCTGGTGGTACGCAAACCCGAGGATAACCGGACGCATCAGCGAAATCATCCCTTCAGGACATGAATCTTAGCTTTTTTGCAGCCGGAATCCCGAAGGCTCAACCTCGGGTAAAAGCCTTCGTTCGCGGAGGTCACGCTGGAATTTACACGCCGGACGGAGCGGAGACTTGGAAGCAAGAGGTTAGGCGACAAGCCATTGCAAACGCTCCAGAATCGCTTGTGGGAGGAGTTGTTCGCGTGGAGCTAGACTTCTTCCTCCCGAGACCAAAAGCGCATCTGACCAAGCACGGGACGCCGAAAGCAAAATCACCAATCTGGCATTGCAAAAAACCAGATCTGGACAACCTGATCAAAGCCGTTACGGATGCGATCACAGACACTCAGCGAGTCTGGCTGGATGATTCGCAAATCTGCCAAATTACCGCTACGAAAACCTACGCGCTTCAAGCCGTTGGATGCAGCGTGAGAATCTCGTCAGAATAGCCTCTCAGAAATCGCGGAATGGTACGCAGGGAGATCCTGCGGCAGGTGATTTCACCGCACGAAACACCGCGATTTCCTCAGCATTTTGCTGATTTTAGAGCCTCTGAAATAAATCTGAAGAAAAATGTAATCTCTTGTTGACGATATCCCAACGATGGGTTTAAGGTAGCTCCATCGAAGGCAACGAAGCCGACGAAGAAACCGAAAGAATACGAATGAAAAACAAGCCATCCAGTCTCGAAGAAGTTTGCGACGCAGCCGCAGATATGTTTAGGGACAAGTCAATTGCCTCAGTTATCGTTGAATCTACTTTTGGCACATTTGAGATCCTCCGCTGCGAGCTATACTCTTGGGACGGATACGCTGACGACGGCTCCGAGGATTAATTTTCCAAGAGGGGCGCGACTCTCCAACGCGCAACAAACCATAACTCAATCCATCAAATACCATGACCAACTCAAAACCCAATATCATTACGACAGGTCCGCTTGGAGTGAAGGTGACGAGCAGCGTGAGCTTTGGGAGCGTCGATCACGAGGTAACTTGGAAGCGTGGAAGCGCAAGTCTTGTGTTTGCTGCAAATGAAGGGCGGCTTCAGATAAACTGGCGACTCATTAAGGATAGCGATTCAGACAGTCATTTAAAGCTGCCGCGCACTGTCTGGGATTGGCTGGAGAAGTTCCAAAACGGAGGAGAAGCTGACAGTGTTGCATTTCAACTCATAAAGTAATTTTCAAACGCGGGGAGCGCATACGTTAAACGCTTAAAACCATCAAATACCATGACCATCGAAATCAAATACACCGCATCTGTTTACACTCCTGCCGGTTGGCGCGGAGTTACCATCAAAGCAACCGCAACCAAGACCAGCGAGAAAATGGCTCTGGTTGTTGAGGTGCTGGAAATCAACGGAGAGGCTCCTAAGTCTCAGATGAGCCGTACTGGAGCCAGTCGCCAGCGGTTCAACGGTAGGGGGATCTCCTGCCGCGAGGTAGGAGCCAAGAAGCGGCTCTCCGCTTGTGAAATCTTGAACTAACAAGCTGATGACTATTATCGCTCCATTAATTCACAGTAACGGATCTAACAAAGAGTCTTTGTGTCAAGATTACCACCAAGCATATTTGGATCTTCAAGAATCTATTAAAGCTTTTAGACACATAGATTTTAACGGTCGCGATTATCCCCTTAATTTTGATAAAGCCAATGAGCATAGGGAGGAAATGTGGAACAAACTTTCATCAGTAAGTAGCTATCTAGGATATCATGTAGATTTTCTATCAAAGTAAGACCTAACCATCAACACCATCAAATACCATGCGATACCATTGCAAAGATAAAGAGAACAAATCCCTCAGTCAGCATTCCTCCATCCTTGAAGCTCTTAGAGCGCGGGAGGTCTGGCTTCATACTCGGGAGCTTATCGGAATCACCGACAACTCTGGCCGACTGCTCTCAGCGGACGAACTCTACCAAGCTAAAGCTGCTGCTTGGATGAAAGGTCTCCGATGAACTTGGGACCACTCATTGCGGCCCTTATCACCGTGGAGACCGGCGGTTGCCGTAACCCTGATCTAGCCGTTGGAGATTCTGGAGCCGCTATCGGTGCGCTCCAGATCCACCGAGCGGTTGTAGTGGACGCAAACCGGATTGCTGGCACCAGCTACACTCACGCTCAAATGACTAATCGAGTTGCGGCTCGTCGAGTTTGCGAGATTTATCTTAATCACTACGGTAAAGGCTGTACCACTGAGCAACTAGCTCGCAAATGGAACGGAGGCGGTCCCGCTGGTGATAAGAAAACAGCCACAATCGCGTACTGGAACAAAGTCAAAAAGCATCTATGAAGAAGACCATTCTAATATCAGAAGAAACCCACAGAAAGTTAAAGCAGTATTGCAAGAAGGAAGGAATTAAAAGCCAACATCTAACTGATAAGATCATTAGGGAGTGGCTAGATAAGGAGATGGCAACATGAACAAGAAAAATACCATGCCGAGTTATCTTGTAGAGCTAGAACACGAACTATCCGATGCCAATGACCGAATTCGATTGCTCATTGCCGAGCGTAACACTGCACGGCTTCAAGCCGATCAAAAGATCAGCCTCCGCGAAGAGTTCCGCGAACTGCTTGGGACAGACGACATCGAGCAGGGAGTGGCTGTTGTGCGCGGCTTACAAGACCGCATCAAGCGGCTGGAAGAAATCATCCACAGAGCGTCCTGCGAGTTCTTTCGCGATGGATCTGACGGTCAGGTTGCATCTGGTATGCTGGCGATATTAGAGGAAGGGAGGAAGCTGTGAACGATCATATCGGTGACACCAACAAAATGATCAGCGACACGCCAAGAACGGATGCACATAACTGGAAAGATGGAGACTACGATGACCCGCTTCACGCTTTCTACGACTTCGCGGGACAACTTGAACGCGAGCTTAACGCGGCCAACTCAATCATCCGTCAGCAGCAATTGTTGGATGAAGAAAACCTGCGGCTTCAAGACCGCATCAAGCGGTTGGAAGAGGCGGGTGATGCGATGGTTTCACACGCAAAAGCTCTGGGAATGGATGGAACAGGGTTGGTAAAACGATGGACCAAAGCCAAGGAGGCCAAATGAAAACACTACCCGACGACTTCAGTATTTGCTTTATCTACAAGCACCAGAGAAACGGAGATGTGGTTGTACTTAACGCAGAAGATGCTCGCAGAATGGATTCATCACCAGCAATGCGGAGAGGGGAATACAAACACGTTTCTAGCGTGGACCCAATCTGCGTCCTGCAACTGATTGTCAATACATCAGGAAGGCGTAGAAACCAAATCATTAAAGGACTAAGCGAGAAAATATGAGTTTGCTTGAAAAATTAGGTCTCACAAAGCAATCAATGGAGAAGATGCTTGGCGTTGTCGCGGTAGCAAAAAAGAATAAAATCAAACGCTATCGGCGGTACGAGTCTGTTCCAGCGGATATCCGAGAAGCGATTCTAGGAGAGCATTCAAGCTACACTTGCCGTGAGTTGGCTAAGAAATATGGCATCTCATCTTCAACCATCTGGGACATTAGAGAAAGTAAATCCAAAATTGAATGACAATAAGAAGTGAATCATACATACCAAAGCGCGGACATATACCTCAAGCAGTTGTGATAGAAGTATTACAAGACCTTCAGAACAACAGAACATACAGACAAATCAAAGAAGACTACGCAGTCAGCATAGGTTGGATACACAAGATCAGACACAATAAGACCAGAAAATGAACATACTCAACGAAATCAAAAGCGGGATCTCCAGATTGCTTGGAGCACATAAGACGCTGGAGACCAAAGAGACTCCTAAAACTCTAAAGCCCAAACGCACAGCAAAGCGTGGAAGGGGACGACCGAAGGGAATGAAGATCCCTCGGGAGATCGTCGATGCGGTGCGACAAGCTGACAAGAGCATGACTAACAAACAGTTGGCTGCTAAGTATCGTGTTTCTTACTTTTGGGTTTGGAGCGTGAGATCCAAAAAGCTAAGGCTTAAGCGATGAAATACCAGTCAAAGACTAAGCCAACGGTAGTGGTTGAGTTTGTAGCCGAAGCACAACTTAGAATCGGAGAGACCAAGAGACTCTGCGTGATCTACCAACGAGGAGAGATCTTCTACGTTCGACCGAAGGCTGAGTTCTTTGATAAGTTTGTGCTGGACGAACCTCAGATCCAGACTTAGAAGTAAGCGGTCAGCGCAAGCCGTGAGAAGCGAGCGATGACATTCAAAAATGAAGCCATGTTCAACCAATTTCTCCCCACTCTTTCTGTGTACGTCCCGTCGCTTCAGCGGGAGTTCTCACCACAGACTGAGTGGGGATTTTCTTTGGAGAATACATGAATGAGTTGGCACTTTTTGCAGGAGCGGGAGGAGGAATTTTGGGCGGATCACAACTTGGATGGCGCACCAGATGCGCTGTTGAGATTGATCCCTACGCAAGAAAATGTCTCTTGTCTCGACAACGGGACGGAGCACTGGAGCCGTTCCCCATCTGGGACGACATCAAGACCTTTAGCGGTTACCAGTGGAGAGGCTCCATTGACATCATCACAGGAGGATTTCCCTGCCAAGATATTTCGTCCGCTGGACGAGGGGGGGGGATTTCCGGTGAGAAAAGCGGATTATGGAAGCAGATGGCGCGAATTGTCGGTGAGGTACGACCTCGGTTCGTCTTTGTGGAAAACTCACCGCTGCTTGTGGTCAGAGGTCTTGGAACCGTTATCGGTGACCTTTCCTCGATGGGGTATGATTCTAGGTGGGGTATTGTGGGAGCGCATCACGCAGGAGCCAATCACCAGCGAAACAGAATTTGGATCGTTGGAAAAATGGCCGACACCGAGAAGCTGCTCTGCGATGGCAGCAACGATAACTCCAGAGTCAGCTTGGAACGAAAAAAGAGAGCCGAATTTGGAGACAGTAGTTGGGAGGAGACATTGGCCGACTCCAACACTTGCTTCTCTAGTTGGTGGAAAGCTGAACCCAACGTGGGTCGAGTGGTTAATGGGCTGGCCGTTAGGCTGGACAGATCTCAATCCAATCAAGATGGAGGAACTGCTCCGTTGGAAAATTGCATTCCAGACAGACCAAAGCGTTTGCGAGCAATCGGAAACGGACAAGTCCCTGCCGCAATGATGATCGCTTGGAAAACCCTAACCCAAGACCTATGAACGAAGACAAGAAAACCCGTAAGGCTCCAGCCTTCCAGTTCTACGCTGACGATTTTTTAGCAGGAACAGCGGACATGAGCGCGGAAGAGGTTGGTGGATACATCAGACTGCTCTGCCATCAGTGGTCTAAAGGCGGAATCCCATCAGACGAAGATAGGTCCGCTCGCATAGCGGGACTAATGGGGTCGCCATCGATTCGCTATGTTCTCGCTAAGTTCACGCTATGCGATGGCGATACGTTGAAGAACGTCCGACTAGAGCAGATCCGGCAAGAACAAGCGGACTACAAGCTAAAACAAGCCGCATCCGGCAAGACTGGAGCGCAAAAGCGATGGGATAAGCCCAAATGTGATGGCAACCCTAATGGGGTCGCTATAGCAACCCCAATGGCAACCCCAATGGCGAATGCATGGCGAAGTGATAGCTCTCCATCTCCTTCTCCTACTCCTAATAAGAAAGATACAGCGGCTCCTAAGTCGCCGTGGGAGGTTTCCTTCGGAGTTGAGCTACCGGAGAGCTTGCGAACCGATAGCTGTCTCCAAGCCGTTAAGCTCTGGCTCCAATACAAAGCCGAGAAGCGTGAAGGCTACAAGAAGACCGGACTTACAGCAGCACTGACCAAGTGGTCCCGAGAGTTTACCGCTGCTGACTTCCCGACTGTCGTCGAGAACTCAATCGCTAATGGATGGAGAGGAATTTTCCCTAAGAAAGACTTGCAGCAAAACTTATCAATATCTGGTCAACCGAAGACCGTTCTCTCAGAAAACATTGCTGACTACCTATGAGCGATCCCTTTTTTGCTGAAGACGATGAGTTTGGTCTGATTGGAGCGTGTATTGCTGGAGGCTCTGACATTTGCTTTGACGCATTCGCTGAAGTTCCAACAGCAGCAATCCAAAACGAAGAGTTGGCTTTAACTTATGAAACCATAAAAAGCCTCATAGCTCAAAACAAGAAGGTATCGTTACCTGAGTTAATGAAGGAATGGAAGCGAACCATTACAAGTTCACTAGTACCATTTGAAGCTTGGAACCGCTGCGATGAACTTTGCCCATCACCATCCGGTTACCCGATGTTCGCCAAGAGCGTTCTGGAAGCCCACCATCGAAGGCAACTCCGTTTCGCTGGAGACCGCCTGATTCGCGATTCCGCTGTGGTCACCCTAACCGTGGATCAAATCGTCGCTAATGCCGAACAGGGACTCACCGTTGAGGCTTCCAAAGACGATCTTCAATCCAGCAAGTCCGTTGTCTCAAGATTTATCGACTCTACTCAAGAGCGATTCAGTCGCAAAGGACAACTCAGCGGTATCAATACTGGCTTCTGGAAACTCAACCAGATGACTGATGGCTTCCAGCTTGGAGAACTCGCCATCATAGCAGCGCGTCCCTCGATTGGTAAGACAGCTATGGCTGTTGCTATAGCCAAAGCAGCAACGATAGAAGATCAAGTCCCAACCTTATTTATCTCACTAGAGATGTCTGATGAAGCTATTATTAGACGCATGGTTTCAACTGTTGGATCTATCCCAATGCAAGATATTAAGACCGGAGAGATGGATCAGGGAGGTCTTAAAGCTATGAGTACCGCATCAGCTAAGATAGCAGCGAGTCCCCTACACTTTGCCTCTGGCTCCTCGGTGACCAACATATCGTCCATCACAGCAGTGATCCGCAGAGCAGTACGCAAGTGGGGAGTTAGGTTAGTCTTGATAGACTACATCCAGAAAATCCACGGCAGCAAAGGAGCCGAGAAGAAAACCTACGAGATAGGCGAAGTCAGCGGTAAGCTTAAAAGCATTGCCGTCGATACCAAGACCGCCATCGTTGCTCTAGCGCAACTCAACAGGGAAAACGAAAAAGATAAGGGTCGCTCGCCCAGACTTTCGGACATAGGGGAGTCAGGACAAATCGAGCGTGACGGAGATCTGGTGATGCTCCTCAATCGAGATCGCAACCAACCTCGGGGAGAAGCTGTGATCGCAATCGCCAAGCAGCGTGACGGTGAATGTGGGGCCGTCAAACTCTGGTACGATGGACAGTTCTGCCGGTTCTCTGAGTGCGGTATCGATACCTAAGTTTAAAAAACCCAACGACAGGTTGACTGGCCTAAACAAGTCTGCCAACCTATCAGCGGACTCAAGTCCAACATAAACACCATGATCACCGGCAAGATTGACGTTACTAAAGTAGACAAGACCCATCTCTTCAAAGGTAAGGCTGGAACATATTTGGACATTGCTCTCATTACTAATAAGGCTGGCCGTGACCAGTATGGTAACGACGGGATGATTGTTCAGTCTGTCTCTAAGCAAGCCCGACAAGATGGACACAAAGGTCCAATCCTCGGTAACTATGTAAAGACCGAGGACCGTATGCCTCCAGCAATCACCAAGAAGGTAACTGCTACCGATCCTCTTGGACCTGAAGACGACATTCCCTTTTGATATACAACAAACCATTTAACACCATGACAACTACCGCAGAGTTCTTTGAAGATACGAAGTCAGCAACACCACGCTGTGATGCAGAGATCGAGAAGCTAAGGAAACATTACCCAATACTGACACTAACCGTTGTATTCGCATTAGCTCGTAAGCTTGAGATGGAGCTAATCCAATCCAATAACTCCATCGTTGATCTGCTCAACCAGATCGAAGCGATAGAAGAGAAAGCACAGAAGTAATATGGGAGGCGTACAGAAATACCTTACTCGTCAAGTCCAAGACGGTGAGATCTCTAAGGATGATCTGCTTGAATCACAGAGGAAACTAAGCCTTTTAAATCAAGCACCTAAGCTGGTGCTTAGTGCTATTGCTAAAGGCTGGATGAAGTACCCTGATAAGCTAGAGACAACATCAGAAGATGAAGAGATAGCTAAGTGGATTGATACCTACGATTGTGAGCGAGCGTATCACAACAGAGTCAAAGGCATGACATACCGTGAGATCGGTAAGCTAATGGGATGCGGTATGAATCGAGTGAGTGCCATCCTTCATCACGGTGAGAACATTGTACTGCAACGTAAGATGAAATCATTGGGTCATACTGTTGTTAGTATTCCCAGTAAAGCTACAGTACAAGAGCATATCACTAATGCCAAGAGCAAGACCAAACAGAAGCAGTGATGTACAACAGTATAACAGATTGTTTTATGCCACTAAGTATGACGCTTTGCCTACCTAATGCAATAATGTTAGGAGGCTCCCGACTATGTCTAATACGCAGGTGATCGCGCGGGAGATCGGA